GATCACCAGCATGGGGAAACGCGGGCCGAGGAAAACGCCGACCGCCGTTCTCAAGCTGCACGGGAGCCGCGCCGTGGAGAAGCGGAACGGGGAACCGACGCCGCCGGCGGGCCGACCGACCTGCCCGGCGTTCCTGTCGAAGTACGGCAAGACGACCTGGAAGAGCCTGGTCCCGATGCTCGACGAGATGGGCGTCCTGTCGAAGATCGACGGCCGCACACTGGCCCGATACTGCGAGGAGTGGAGCCGGTGGAGAGACGCCGCCAGGTTCCTCCAGCAAAACGGGTCGGCATATTCCTACCAGGACAGTGACGGCGTCACCCACTGGAAACCCTACCCCCAGGCCCGCGAGTTCATCCAATTGGCCGAGTCGATGCTCCGGATTGAGTCCCACTTCGGTCTCACGCCGTCGGCCAGGGCCAGCCTGAAGGTGAGACCGACCGAGACCGTCCAGGACGTGGCCACCCGCTTCTTCGGAGGCCCGGCATGATCAAGGCGGAGCCCTACACCTTCGATCCGGACGCGGCCGACCGGGCCTGCGAGTTCTTCGAGGAGCTCGTCCACATCAAGGGGCCGCTGGCCGGGCAGCCGTTCAAGCTCGAGCCGTGGCAGGCCGACGACATCATCCGGCCGCTCTTCGGCTGGAAACGGAAGGACGGGACCAGGCGTTACCGGACAGCGTATATCGAGATCCCCAGGAAGAACGGCAAGTCGACGCTCTGCGCCGGGATCGCCCTCTACCTGCTATTCCTCGACGGCGAGCAGGGGGCCGAGGTCTACTCCGCCGCCGGCGACCGTGACCAGGCCAGCCTGGTATTTGATCCGGCTTGCGAGATGATACGCCGCTGCCCGATGCTGGCCGAGCGGGCCACGATCCGGAAGTCGGTCAAGCGCGTGGCCTTCGATGAGACGCATAGCTACTACCGGGCCATTGCCGCCGACGTGGGCGGGAGCCACGGCTACAACGCCTCCGGGATCCTCTTCGACGAGCTACACGTGCAGAAGACTCGAGACCTCTGGGACGTCCTCCAGACGTCGACCGGGGCCCGCCGGCAGCCGCTGACGATCGCCATCACCACCGCCGGCCACGATCGGAGCTCGATCTGTTACGAGCTCCACCAGTACGCCACCGGCATCCTGGAGGGCCGCCTCGACGATCCGACGTTCCTCCCGGTGATCTACGCCGCCGACACCGCGGATGACTGGACCGATCCGGAGGTCTGGAAAAAAGCGAATCCCAACCTCGGCGTAAGCCTGTCGGAGGACTACCTGGCCGACCAGGCACTCAAGGCCGCCGAGTCCGCCGCCTACGAGAACACCTTCCGCCGGCTCCACTTGAACCAGTGGACCGAGCAGTCGGTCCGGGTGATCCCGATGGACGCCTGGCGGGACTGCCCGGTTGTCGAGACGGCCGAGGATCTCGAGGGTGAGGTCTGTTATGCCGGCCTTGACCTGGCGAGCACGCGGGACGTCACCGCCCTCTGTTTGGTGTTCCCGCGGGACGAGGGCCGTTTCTGCGTCCTTCCGTATTTCTTCGTCCCGGAGGAATACCGGACCGACCGTGATAAACAGGACCGCCGGCAAACGGTCAATTTCGCGGCGGCCGGCCATATCGAAAAGACGCCAGGCGACGAGGTCGATGGGGCCTATATCCGGGAGCGGATCCTCCAGTTGGCCGACCAGTTCCAAATCGAGGAACTGGCGTTTGACCCGTGGAACGCTTCCCACTTTATCCAGTCTCTCGTGGACGCCGGGCTCCCTCACGATGCGATGGTCAAATTTCCTCAGACCTTCGGCTCGTATAATGAGCCGATGAAGAAACTCATCCAACTGGTCGATTACCGGAAGCTAGACCACGGCAACCACCCGGTCCTGGAGTGGATGGCCGGCAACACCGCCGCGCGGACGGATCCGAGCGGCAACATCCGACCCGACAAAGCGAAGTCAGCGGACAAGATCGACGGGATTTGTGCCACCCTGATGGGACTGGCCAGGGCGATCCGGAAGGCGGACGGCGTTTACGATGAGCGGGCGGAGTTTTTGACGATCTAAAAGAGGAGCGGGGACGTGGAATTGATCAACACCGTCCGGAGTTGGTTCGGAGCCAGCAAGCGGGCCACCCTGCGAGACCCGTCGGCCCTGGTCGACATGGCCGCCCCCAAGACCGCCAGCGGAATGAACGTCGACCGGGCCAAGGCCCTCACGTTCTCGGGAGTCTACGCGGCCGTTCGGATCATCTCCGAGACGATCGCCGGGCTCCCGCGTCACGTCTACCGGCGTGACGGGGACAACGCGGTGAAGGAGGCCGAGCACCCGCTGGCCCGACTCCTCGACCAGCCAAACGACATCCAGACGCAATTCACCCTCTTCGAGACGCTCATGGGGTACGCCCTGACCTGGGGCAACGCGTATTGTGAGATCGTCCGGGCTCCGGCCACGGGTCGGCCGGTGAGCCTTCACTTGATGCGGTCGGACCGCGTCGCGCCCAAGATGGTCAACGGGCGGCTGGTCTACGAGGTACGAACCGACGATATGGGGCTCGTCTCACTGTCACCCGACCAGGTTCTCCACATCAAGGCGGTCGGGGACGGCCTGGCGGGATACTCCCAGATCCGGCTGGCCCGCGAGGCCATCGGCCTGGGCCTGGCGGCCGAGCAGCACGGGGCTAAGTTCTTCGGCAACGACGCCACGCCCGGCGGCGTGCTCACTCACCCCGGCCGGCTCAAGAAGGAGACAGCCGACCGACTGCGGACCAGTTGGGAACGGGTCCACGCCGGATCTGGCAACAGCCACCGGGTGGCGATTCTCGAGGACGGAATGGGCTGGACCACGATCGGCCTCCCCAACAGCGACGCCCAGTACATGGAAAGCCGGAAGTTCTCGATCACCGAGGTGGCCCGGATCTACTCGGTCCCGCTGCATATGCTGGCCGACCTCGACAAGGCGACCTTCTCGAATATCGAGTGGCAGGGAATCGAGTTCTCGAAGTTCTGTATCCTCCCCTGGATCATCCGCGTCGAGCAGGAGGTCCACCGCAAGCTCCTCCTGGAGAATGAGCGAGCGAGCGTATTCCTCCGCCACAACCTCGGCGGGCTCCAGCGGGGCGACGCCGGCAGCCGGGCCAGCTACTACAACACGCTCTTCAATATCGGCTGTCTCAGCCAGAACGATATCCGGGCCCTCGAGGACAAGAACCCCATCGAGGGCGGGGACCAGTATTTTGTCCCGATGAACCTGGCCCCCAGCAACGAGGAGCCGGCCGTGGAGGAAGAACCGGCCCCGGAGTTAGTGTTGCCGGCTACACCAAGTCCGGAACCGGAACCGGAACCTGACGAGGCCATGCGGTCCGCCCTGCGCGACGTCCTGGCCGACAGCCTCCGCCGGTTGCTCGGACGCGAGGCCAACCAGGCCCGCCGGGCCGCCAGGGACGCCGCCAGGTTCCTCGAGTGGATCGACACCTTCTACGAACAGACCGCCGCCCTGGAGGCCTACCTGCGGGCCCCAGTCCGCGCCCTGGAAGCCGCCGGGATCGACGTCTCCGACGTGCTCACCGACCACGTCCACCGCAGCCGTGAGGATCTCCTGCGCGTGGCCGGCGAATCGACCAGGTCTCAACTGGAGGCCAACGTCGGCCACCTGGTCGAGCAATGGCAACAGGACCGGCCCCAGCAAACCGCCCACGACCTGATCTAAGGAACCGATACCATGAACGAAACCAGGACCATCTCCGCCGCCGACACCGAGCTCCGATTTGACGAGGCGGAGAACCGGATCGTTGGCTACGCCGCCGTCTTCAACAACCTGTCCCAGCCGATCGCCGGCCAGTTCCGCGAGCGGATCCTGCCGGGGGCCTTCCGCAACGTGAGCGGCGAGGAAGACATCATCTCGGCCGTCAATCACGACGACGCCAAGATCCTGGGCCGCCGCTCGGCCGGCAACCTCGAGCTCACCGTCACCAAGCGGGGGCTCCGCTACTCGATCCAACCGCCCGACACCACCTACGTCCGCGACCTGGTCGAGAACATCAAGGCGGGCAACGTGGCCGGCTCAAGTTTCGAGTTCCGGGTCCACTCCAACGGGGAGGCCTGGGTCCAGGACGAGGACGGCGAGCCGATCCGCGAGCTCCGCGCCATCGACGTTTTCGAGGTCGGTCCGGTCACCCGGCCGGCCTACCCCCAGACCGACGTGGCCCTCCGGAGCCTCGAGGCGTGGCGGAGCGAGCAGGTGGAGGAGACCGAGGACGCCCAGACGCCGACCGACGTGCTCCGGGACAAATTGTCTTTGACCGACCGAGGCGACGTCGAGTAGTATCGGCCAACAACCAGATTATTCCTCCCGCGGCGGGGCTGTCGTTCAACGCCAGCCAGCTAGCGGGAGCGAAGGCGGAAACGGCCAGTACAACCGGCCCGATCTTCCGAGTGAGCCACTTTTCACAAGTCGCTCACCGGCAAATCGGGCCGGTAGTCGTTTACCTCCCCTTGCCGGTGGCACAAAAAACCGCAAGGGGACACTGATGACACTCAAGCAACTCCAGGAAAACCGCCTGGTCGCCATCACCAAGGCCCGCGAGATCCTCGACACCGCCGACGACGAAAAACGCTCGTTGACCGCCGAAGAGCGGGAACTCTACGACACCTTCGACGGCGAGATCGACCGCATCGACGGCGAGATCCAGGCCGTGGTCGGAGACGCCAAGCGTCGGAACAAGCTGGCCGCCCAGGAAGAGCGGGAAGAGGAAGCCGAGCCGCGAAGTCTGCCCGCCGAGCAGCCGTCGGGCCTGTTCACGCCGGAACCGACCGAGAAGCGGACCGGGACCGCGTCGGATGAGTATGCGAGCGCGTGGTGGCGTTGTATGCGGCACAGTCGCTCGATCCTCGATCCCACCGAGTTCCGGGCCCTCCAGGTCGGGACCGACTCCGAGGGCGGCTACCTGGCCCCTGACGAGTTCTGGAACGCCGAGCTCCTCCAGGCCCTCGAAGAGGCCAACATCATGCGTGGCCTGGCCAACGTGATCCAGACGGGCTCCGGCTCGATGGAGATCCCGGTGGTGAGCTCGCACGGCTCCGCCGCGTGGACGGCTGAAGAGGCCGCCTTCACCGAGGGAGACGAGGCGTTCACCGTGGTGAGCCTGTCCGCCTACAAGGCCGGCACGATCATCAAGGTGGCCGACGAGCTCCTGCTGGATTCCGCGTTCAACCTGTCCAGCTACCTGGCCAGCGAACTGGGCCGCCGGATCGGGGCCCTCGAAGAGGCCGCTTTCGTAAACGGTGACGGATCGAGCAAGCCGACCGGAGCCGTGGGCGGATCGACCGCCGGCGTCACCGCCGCGGCCACCGGGGCCGTCACCGCAGACGAGATCATCGACCTCTACCACGCCCTGGGCCGGCAGTACCGCGGAAAGGCCGCGTTCCTGATGGCCGACGCCACGCTGAAGGCCGTTCGCAAGCTGAAGGACGGCGACGATCAGTACCTGTGGCAGCCGGGCCTCCAGTCCGGCGAGCCTGGCCAGATCCTCGGCCGTCCGGTCCACACGTCGGACTCGATGCCGGCCCTGGCCACCGGGAACAAGACGATCCTCTTCGGGGACTTTTCGTACTACTGGGTCGCTGACCGGGAAAGCGTCGTCTTGAAGCGTCTCGATGAGCTCTACGCCGCCAACGGACAGGTGGCCTTCCGGGCTCACCGCCGCGTCGACGGCAAGGTCGTTTTGGCCGAGGCCATTCAGCACCTGGTCCAGGCGTAAACCTGACCTGGCAACACTGACGCGGGCGATGCCCGCCGAGCAGGGAGTTTCGACTCATGAAGTGCGAGATCCTCACCTCCTTTTCTGGAGTTATGGGCTCCTTCTCGGTGGGCGTCACCGCCGACGTTCCTGACGAGCACGTTTCCGAACTGGCCAGCCTCGGCTGGGTCAAGCCGCTGGGAAAGGCCCCCAAGCGGAAGGCGACCAAGAAGAAGGCCGAGACACCGGCCGGCGAGGGCGATG